CGATACTTCGGACGCATCCCCAAGTGGTCGGGCGAGTTCGAAATCAACGTGCTCGACGAGACCATCACCAAGGACGTTCTCGAGCTGCACCTGTGCGAGGCCGGCAGCTTGATCGGCATCGGGCGATTTCGTCCGCGCAACAACGGCTACTACGGCCGCTTCGCTGTCGAGTCGCTAGAGGAGGTGGTGTCATGAGCAGAAGCTCTGCCGCCGCACGACGCGTGGCGCTGCTGTCCGAGCCGACTCAGAAGGTACTGGACCGCATGCGGACAGCAGCGGTCGGAGACATGGTGCCATGGGAAGAACTCGAGGCGATCACCAGTCGACCACGCGACGCTGTGCGAGACATGGCGCGCACAGCGTCGAAGCGCCTGCAGAACGACGAGAAGATGCACTTCCGCACCTGCATAGCAGTGGGCGTAGAGCGCATCCCGTTCACGACTGTCGCGCGCGAGGAACTGCCTACGCAGCGTAAGCGCATCGGTGCAGCGGCAGGCCGCATGTTGCGCACAACGGAGAACGTCATTCTCGATGGCATGAGTCGAGACGACTGCGACCAGGTATTGCTCCACCAAGCTATTGCTGGTGTGACGCAGATAGCGTGCTCGAACGAAGGGCTCAGGCGTCTGCGCGCGAGCACTAGCACTCTCGTGACGGTTCCACCGTTCTCTCCCAGAGAAGCCGCAGAGATGCTCTTCTCTGAGTGAGTGGCCATGGGTTCGGCGCGGCATGACACTGCGCGGCATAGCGGGGTTAGGCGGGTCCCGGCTGGGCCTGGCGAGGATCGGCGAGGACGGGCGCGGCAAGTCAAGGGCAGTACCAAGTTTTCACGTCCGCGAGGGCGTGGCGGTTTACGCGACCTGACGAGGCGCAGTGTGGCATCGCCAGACATCGCGAGGCGAGGCAAGTCAAGGGCAGTACCAAGTTTTCACGCTTGTGTGAGCGAGCGTGTTGTTAGGGCATGACGAGACCAGGCTCGCCCAGGCGGCGCAAGTCGCGGCCGGTCCCGGCACAGCGAAGCAAGGCAAGGGCAGTACCCACGAGCAGGAGCAGACCGCATGGCTGACAAAGCCCTCACGCTGTACCGCGCAGAGCTGCAGAAGCTGCTCGGGGCCATCCGCCGCGGCGAGCTCGAGCTCGCGCAGGCGCACTCGCAGCTGGCGACCGACGTCATCGCGAAGCTGCGCGAGGCGACCAAGACGCGCCGCACGACCGCCCAGCTCGAGCAGCTGTTTGACGCCGAGTTCGCCAAGACGTTTCCGAAGCGCGTGCGCATCGTACGCACGAACATCCGCGAAGGCGCAGACGCCGGGCCTGCAGTCGGCAAGCGGACGTTTCGCGCGGTGCTCGGTGACGACGTGGTCGACTCGCAGGTGCGCGAGACAGCGGGCGCGATGGCCGAGGCAGCAGACCGCATCGCCGGCCGCATCACCGTCGACAAGGTCGGGCTCACCAAGCGCATGCGTCGCGTCGACCGCGAGGTCTCGCAGGGCATGGCGCAGGAGGTGCAGCGCGGCATCAAGCAGCAGCGCGGCATCCTCGGCGCAGCGCGCAAGATCGAGCGCATCGACCCGCGTAGCGTCGAGCTGCCCAAGTACCTGCAGGAGCTCGAGGCCGCCGCACGCGCAGGCGACAAGGGCGCAGTGCGCGACATCGCCAAGAGCTACACCAAGCGCATCGCCCAGCTCGGCGAGGTGCAGACAGACGGCACGTTCCTCGCGAGCAAGTACAGCCTGAAGTCAGCCACCAAGAAGTTCGTCGCGGACGTGCAGACGGCGAGCAGCAAGCAGCTCGATGGCGTCGTCAAGCGCTACGTCAAAGAGAAGCTCGCGTATCAGGCCAACCGCATCGCGCGCAGCGAGACGGTCGAGGCGATGCGGCAGAGCTACGTCAAGCAGATGGGCGAGAAGCCCGGCGTCGTGTGCTTCCAGTGGACGCTGAGCAACCGGCACGCGTCTGCGCTGCACGGCGGCTCGCGCGAGGACGTCTGCGACATTCTCGCCAACCAGAACGCGTACGGCCTCGGGCCAGGGCGCTACCCGGCCGCGCACGTCCCGAAGCTGCCTCACCCGAACTGCTGCCCGCCAGGCTGCCTCGTGGAGACCAGCGAGGGCAACGTGCCGATCGAGCGCGTCGTGCCGGGCATGCTCGTACGCACGCACTCGGGCGCGCTACGTCGCGTGCTGCGCCTCAGCGCGCGCCCATGGCGCGGCCAGCTCGTCGTAGCGACCATTGGCGACAAGCGTCTGATAGCGACGCCAGAGCATCCTGTGCTTACGGCTCGGGGCTGGCAGACTGCGGAGCAGCTTCAGCCAGGTGACCGGGTCTTTACTCGGGTCGACGCGCAGCACGCGCCAGCCGACCGCAGCGAGGTAGCGCTCTTTGGCAAGGTCAGCGATGCGCTTGCGCCCGCCGCGATGCCAGTCGCCAGGGTCGACCTCGACAGCGAGCATCAGCTCGGGAAGCCCAGCGTCGACGTTGTACTTGCCGACAGCCAGCTGCGCGACAGGCAGGTACCCGTCGTCGGTGAGTGCAGCGAGCACGCGCGCCTCGTGAGCGGTCGGGACAGCGCGATGCTCTTTGGTGTGAGCTCGTGCGAACAGCGACGCGAAGGAGTCTTGCGACCCGCGTCGAGCGACGTGCGCAGCGACAACCATGGCCTTGCGCTTCGCAGGCGAGCGACGCGCGCTGGCCACGATCTGCTGCTCGGAGGCAGTACGCTTGACGATCTGGGCGCGTTGCAGAACGCGGTCGACAGTCGCCCGATGCAGTCCGGTGCGAGTCGCGATTTCCAGAACGCTCAGCTGCTTGGCGACGTAGAGCTTGACGACCTCTTGCGCGAGAGCGTCAACGTGAGGGCTGCTGCTGGGCACTTCTCTCTCTCCACTGTGACGGCGCTCGAGCGCGTCGCCTACGACGGCCCGGTGCACAACTTCGCTGTCGACGTCGATGAGTCGTACGTCGTCGATGGCGTTGTAGCACATAACTGCTTGTGCACGGTGCACGCCGTCATCGACCGCAAGTTCTTCGACCGGCCTGCAGACGAGGAGGGCCAGGTGCCCGAGGAGATGCAGGACCACGACTCGCCTGACGCGGCCGGCTGGCTCGCTGCGAACCCGGACAAGGCGCGCGCCATCCTCGGTCCGACGCGGCACGCGCTGCTCGAGAAGGGCCAGCAGGTGCTCGAGCCGACCGGTCAGATCAAGCGCGTTAGCTCGCTGCTCACGCGCAGCAGGAAGGCAGGGGCAGGATGACGAATCGACGGCAGCTGACACTGATCAACCAATGGGGGCGGCCTGTGCACACGACCAAGACGGAGCTGACAGATGAGATGGTCGGCGCCGTGCTGTGCGCCATCGGCGCGACGCGATGGTCCAACAGCACGTTCGGCCGGATTCACGGCTGCACGCCAGACCAGGCGCGCCAGCTGCTCGAGCTGCGCCCGGCCTACCAGCGCAGCGTCAGCAAGAAGCACGTCGCGCGTCTGCAGGCGGCCATGACCGAGGGGCGCTTCCTCGAGAATGGCTCGGCGCTGTGCTTCTCGCGCGAGGTCGACCTGGTGGACGGCCAGCATCGCCTGACGGCGCAGGTGCAGGCGGGCGTGACGTTGGACTGGACCGTGTGCATCGTCGGCGACGACGCGTTCAGCACGATCGACTCCGGCAACAAGTCGCGGTCGCTGGCGCAGATTGCCAAGATCAAAAGCTCCGGCAAGACCGCGCTGCACGCAGGCGTCATCGCGGGCCTCGTCTACGACCACGTCGGGTTCGGCGAGAACGCGTACGCGCGCCTGGGCAACCAGGCCAAGGTGGACATCGCGCTCGCGCATCCGTTCCGCGACGTCATCGCCGCGCTGCACCGGCGCAGCGTCAAGGGCATGCAGCCGAGGGCCGGGCTGATGGCGGGCATGGTCGCGTGTCTGCGTGTCGACCGAGACGCGGCGCTCGAGTTCTTCACGCACGTCGTGGACAACTCGCACGTCATCGGCGGCCAGGAGTGCACGGCGGTCAAGGCGCTCTGCAGCGTCATGATCACCGGGATGCGTGGGCCGGAACTCGGCCGCATGGTCGCAGGTCTCGACGAGGCGGCGCGCGCCATCCATGCGTACAACGCGTTCGTCGAGGGCCGCCCGCTGTCGCTCCTGCGCGGCGCGTCCAACGGAAAGCTCCCGGCGCCGCGGGCGCGCAGCGAGCTCGCCGCCGTCTACCACCGGACGGGCGAGCCGCGATGATGCAGTCCTATCGCCACTACAAGGGCGGCACGTATACGCTGCTCTGGCTTGCGCGGCTGAGCGAGGACCGCGAGCAGCGCGTCGTGGTCTACGTCTCGCACGAGACGAGCGCGATCTGGGTGCGCCCGCTCGAGATGTTCATCGAGCCGGTGCAGTGGCCGGACGGCCTCATGCGCCCGCGCTTCACGCTGCTGTCGCTCGCGCCCTCCCCGGCTGCGCCGTGACGCTGCTCGCGCTCGACCTGCTGGTCGCTGCGCTCATCGCGTACGGCTGGGCGCACGTCGAGTCGCGCTACTGGCCCGCCTGCGCGCTCTTCTGGGCGCTCGAGCTCTGCGTCGACGCCTGGGCGTACTGCGCGGCGCGCCGAGGCCGCCAGGCGCCGCGCAGGCCCCGCTAGGCGCCCGGGCTCGGCCCCTGCCCGGGGGCCATTGTGATTGATCTTGGCGGTGCTGTGAAAGCATCCGCCCCAGCGCTGCAGCTCCGACCCGTTGGGCTGCGTCAGCGCGTGCTGTCAATCGGGGAACACCGGCGCTGCCGGGGAGACGAGAGACCACCATGACCACGCCCACCAAGCACGCCCGCAGTCACGCGTTCGCCGCCAGCGCCTTCGAGCGCGAGGCGTTCGACCCGCTGCGCATGCGCGAGCCCGTCGCCCGTAGCGCGACCGTCTGCAACGCCCTGCCCTGGTTTGCGCTGCCCGGCGTGCTGCGCTCGCCGGACGGCGACCCCGCGCCAGGCGGCGGCAAGACGTTCTCGCAAGAGGAGCTCAACGCGATCGTCCAGGAGCGTGTCGGCAAGCTCAAGGTGCAGCTCGATGCGCAGGCCGCTGCGCTCGCCGACCTCGACAGCATCAAGGCCCGCCTGGCCGAGGCGGACGCCGCGCGCGAGGAGCAGCTCGAGCAGGAGAAGCTCAAGGGCAAGAGCGAGCTCGAGAAGCTCCAGCACAACCTGCAGAAGTCGACCGACAAGCAAAAGCAGCTCGAGGCCGAGTGGGCCGCGAAGGTCGCCGCCGCCGAGCAGAACGCCGCCAAGGCCGCCGACGCGCACCGGGGCTACGTGCAGCGTCACCTGGTCTCGAGCGCGCTGTCCGACGCCGGCATCGCCAAGGGCGCGAGCAAGGCCGCGACGCTCACGTTCCTGAGCGAGGCGCAGATCGAGCTCGACGACAACCTCGAGCCCAAGTCCGTGGCAGTCGGCGGCAAGAGCTTCACCAAGCTCGCCGAGGCGGCCAAGCAGTACCTCGTCGACAACCCCTACTTCGCCGGCAAGCAGGACGGCGGCAGCAACTCGCCGCGCTCGCCGCTCAACGGCAACGGCGGTCCGCAGACCGTCGACACCATCGCCAACCTCGACGGCCTGCTCTCGGCAGGTCTCAGCGCACAAGCACAAAAGTCCTCGTAACCAGACCCGCGTGATTGCAGGCGGGCAGAAACACTCAGACAGGAGATTCACCCGCCATGGCATTCACCCTCTACGAGGCGGCGAAGATCGCCCGCAACCCGCTCACTCGCGGCGTGTTCCTCGGCATCGCGGTCACCAACGAGCTCTTCTCGCGCATGCAGTTCGTGCCGAAGACAGGCTCCGCGTGGACGTACGCTCGTGAGAAGGCGCTGCCCACGATCGAGTTCGTCGACCCTGCCAACCCCGTCACCGTCGAGTCGTCGGCGACGTTCGACGATGTGACCGTTCCGATGCGGCTCATCGAGACCGACGTCGACGTGCTCAACACGGTCCTCAACCAGACCGACCCGAACGGCGACCCGCGCGCCATCCAGCTCAAGCAGAAGCTCAAGGCCCTCGGCATGAAGCTGCAGGACCGGATGTTCGGCGGCGGCTACGTCACGAGCGCGACCTTCTCGGGCGCGGCCGTGAACCCGGCTCTCGCGCTCGTGTTCGTCAGCGCCAGCGCGCACACGGACTCGGCGCGCTTTGGACCGGGCGACATCAAGTACACGCACGCCGGCACGTTCTGGAGCTACCGCGCGCCCGGCGATCGCACGTTCGGCACGCCCGTCGCGGTCACTGCGAACAGCACCAACGTCGTGCTCGCGTCCGACAATCCGAACAAGAAGATCGTCGTCAACATCACGGTCGCCTCGGCGACTGCGGACGGCATCACCTCGGTCACGTTCAACACGACCACGCACGAGTTCGACGGGCTGCCCAAGCTCGTTCCGCCGTCGCAGACCGTGCCGTCGTCGGTGGCCGGCGTGGACGGCGACGCGCTGAGCTTCGACACGCTCGACCAGCTCATCTTCGAGAAGCTCAAGCACCGCGAGCAGGCGGCGTTCTTCATGAACGCCAAGCTCAAGCGCAAGTTCATGGCGCTGTCTCGCTCGGCCTCGGGCGGCATGACGCCCGAGATGCTCGCCATCCCGGTGCTGGGCATGAACGGCCAGCCCGCGCAGGTGCTCGTGCCGCAGTACAACGGCTATCCGATCTTCCAGGTCGACGACGTGCCGAGCAACGAGGTCAAGGGCGCGAGCACCACGCTGTCCAGCGTGTACCTGGCGAGCCTCGAAGCGGAGACGGGCCTGTACTTCGGCGTGCAGCAGCAGGGCGAGCAGGCGCTTGCGAACCTGACGCCGTACGACGCAGTCATCGGCGGCGTCAAGATGTACGACATCGGCCAGCTCGAGAGCAAGGCCGGCTTCCGCACGCGCGTCGAGTGGTACGGCTCGCTCGCGGTCGGCAGCGAGTACGCGATCGCGCGCGCCTCCGAGCTCAAGACCGCTTGACCAACCCGTAGCGCTGCGCTCGCTCGCGCGGCTGGAGCTCGACGCCCATGGCACTCTCGATCGACGACGTACCCTACGAGCCGGCGACCCTGTACACGGACCGCTGGCTGTTCGCGCTCTCGGAGACGCTCGAGGGCGAGCACGGCGGCACCTATTTCGAGCAGGGCGTGGCCACGCGCTCGGTCGACGTCCGGTGCCTGCGCAAGTTCATCTGCGCGCACGCCGTGCTCGGCGCGCTGCGCGTCGAGGGCGAGCCGCTCGAGCTCGGCGACACCAGCAAGCTCAAGGGCGAGGGCGAGACCGACCCGAACGCGCCCACGGGCGGCACGCTGCCCGCCATCCCCGGCATCGACAACGAGCTGCCGGGAGAACAGCCCGGCATCGACAACACGCTGCCGCCCGAAGTGCCGCCCGTAGGCACGACGCTGCCGACGCGCCCTGGCGTCGACAACGAGCTACCTGGCGAGCAGCCCGGCATCGACAACGCCCTGCCGCCCGAGCGTCCGCCTATCGGCGTGACGCTGCCCGAAGGGCCGCGCCCCGACAACGAGCTGCCGCGTCCCGAACTGCCGGACGAGCTGCCGCCCATCGGCGTCAACCTGCCCGAGCGCCCCGAAGGCGGCAACCTGCCGGCCATCCCCGAGGCTGGCCAGGAGCTGCCTGGCGAGCAGCCCGGCATCGACAACACGGTGCCAGGGCGCCCGCCTGTCGGCGTCAACCTGCCCACGCGACCCGAGGGCGGCACGCTGCCCACGCTGCCCGAGGGCGGTCAAGCGCTGCCCACGCCCGAGCCGCCGCCCGCTGCTCGAGAGCGCGCGCCCAGCTGGAGCGAGAAGCTCAAGGGCAAGGGCGGCAAGAAGTGATCAGCATCGTCGCCGACTTCGACGCCTTCCATGCTGCGTTTGCGCAGCTCGAGGGCGCGATGCGCGTGCGGCTCGAGCAGGGCCTTGACCTGACGCTCGAGAGCATCGCAGCGCACGCGAAGCTGACGACGACGTTCACCGACCGCACGGCGGCGCTACGCAACTCCATCCAGTCAGACGGCGTGACGGTGACTGGCAACGGCGAGATGTTCGGCGTCGTCAGCTTCGCCGCGACGAGCGAAGACGGCTACCTCTACGGCCTGGCGCAAGAGTTCGGCACGCGCACCGGCGTCACGGAAAAGCGCTTCATCCGCGATGCCATCGATGCCGAGGACGGCGACATCCTCGAGAGCGCGATGGGCCGCGCCTTCAAAGACTGCGGCTTCGAGGTTCGCTGATGGCGCTCGCGGTCGACAGCATCTGCACCGACACGGACCTCGCCAACCAGGTCGGCGGGCTGTCCGAGCTCAACCGCATCAACAAGGACCAGCCGACGCGCGACGTCTTCCGCCAGGCCGCGCTCGACGACGCCATCGCAGCGCTCGCCTCGCGCGCGCCGCCCTTGCACGAGACCGACCTCGCCAACCCGGTCGAGCTCAAGCTCGCCGTCTGCTACCGGGCGCTCAGCAAGATCTACTTCGCGGCGATGGCCGCGCAGGACGACCGCAACCACACGCTCGCGCGCAACTACGAGCGCGAGTACCTCGGCGCGATTCACGGACGCTTCACGCCCGCAAGCGGCGGCGGCGGCGCGGTCGGCGGCTCCACCTTCCCATTCGAGCGGAGGTGACACGTGGCCGATAACGCGCTCGACGTCATTCCCGACCCGCTCGTCACGCCCATCCTGGCGCTGCTCTACGACGCCATCAACGCCGACCTCGCGATCGACATGGCCGCAGCCGGCGTGCCTGTCGAGAACGCCGTCAGCACGACGTCGCACGTGCCGTTCACGCTGACCATGGTCGGCGCGGGCGCGCTGCCGGCGCTGCACTGCTACCGCGTCCGGTCGCGCTCGAGCCAGCAGACCGTGCAGTGGGTCAATCACACGAGCACGCTGCAGTTCGTGTACGCGACGCCGGCCGCGGGGCGCGAGCAGCTCGACGTGCGCTGGCCGCTGCTCGACCGCGTCTGGCACTCGATGCTGCGCGCGCTCAAGCGCGGCTACCACCCGGCGCACGCGGACGGCGGCGACGTGCTGCTCGAGGCGGGCGTCGTGCGCATCGACCTGTCGACCGCCATCAAGCGCGAGGCGTTCATCGAGGCAGGTCAGCAGACCTTCCCCGGCTTCGTGTCGGAGATCGACGTGGTCTGGCGCGATGCGAACGACATCGACCAGGGCCCGTTCTACCCGGCGCTGAGCTTCGACGCGCTGCTCTTCACCGACCGTCCTGTCGACACGGAGACCGAGGCCGACGTGCACGCGCGCGCCGTGCTGCCTGCGGGCGTACCGCCCGGAAAAGACTTTCCACCGCCTGATGACTGGAGCCTCAAGCCATGACCGATACGCTCAGAGTCCGCGCCGTCGAAGGGCGCTTGCTGCAGTGGGAGGGCGACGCGCATCGCGGCTACGTCGGCTGGTCGACCGCGCCTGCCGGCGAGGCGTACGACCACGAGATTGACGGCGTCGTGAAGCTGTCGATGAGCGAGGCGCCCGTCGACGTGCCCAACACGATCTACTACCGCAAGGCGCTGTCGTGCGGCGACCTCGACGACGCGACGGGCGAGGCGCTACCTGGCCCCGAGCCCGAGCCCGACCCCGACAGCGAGCGCCCCATCGGCGGCACGCTGCCGACGCCCGGCATCGACAACACGCTGCCGCCTGAGCGTCCGCCCATCGGCTCGACGCTGCCCGAGGGGCCTGCGCCCGACAACGAGCTGCCGCGCCCTGGCCTGCCGCCTATCGGCAGCACGCTGCCGGAAGGGCCGCGCCCCGGCAACGAGCTGCCGCGCCCCGAGCGCCCGCCAGGGGGCAGCACGCTGCCTGAGTCGCCCGGCCCCGACAACGAGCTGCCTTACCCCGAGCTGCCCGAGGAGCTGCCGCCCATCGGCGTCAACCTGCCGACGCGCCCCGGCATCGACAACGAGCTGCCCCCCGAGCCGCCGCCCGCGTCTGACGACGCAGAACTGGAGCGTTGACCCATGGCCCTGCAGAGCATCATCAGCGACTCCAACCGCGTGCCAGGCACGTACACGCTCGTCTCGCTCGGCGTCGGCGTGCGCTCGGCAGGCGGCGTCACGCGCCACGTCGTGCTGTTCGGCAACATGACCGCGAGCGGCTCGGCGCTGCCGCTGACCGAGTACGACATCTTCTCGGAGGACGACGCGCGCACGTACTTCGGCGCGGGCTCGGAGCTCTTCCTGATGGCCAAGGCGGCGCTCGACGGCTGGGCGGGCATCTCGCTCAAGGCCATCGCCATCGCCGAGTCTGCAGGCACTGCAGCGACCGGGACTATCGTCTACGCAGGCACGGCGACCAGCGCAGGCACGCGCGGCGTGACCGTGCTGGGCGAGGAGATTCAGGTCGGCGTCAACAGCGGCGACGCTTCTGCTGCGGTCGGCATCGCCGTCGCTGCCGCCATCAACGCGAAAGGCGACTGGCCCGTCACGGCCGCCGCGAACACCGGGACGGTCACGCTCACGGCCAAGCACAAGGGCCCGCGCGGCAACTTCATCGCCGTGCGCGAGCGCGCCATCCAGGGCGCAGGCATCACGGCGGTTGCGCCGGTCGGCGGCTACCTGACGACCGGCGCAACGAGCGACAACCCGCAGGCTGCGCTCGACGCGATCGCGGCGGTGCGTCGACGCTACCTGGTCGCGCCCTACTCCGACGCCACCAACCTCGCGCTCTTCCGCGCGCACATCGATGCCGAGCAGCAGCCCGAGGTCGGCCATCGCAAGCGCTGCCTGTTCGGCTCGCTCGACACGCTCGCCCTGACCACCACGCTCGTCACCGGGCTGAACAAGGCGCGCATGCAGGCCGCCTGGCAGTACCTCGCCGACCAGCCTCCGGGCGTCATCGCAGCGGGCCTGGCGGCGCGCATCGCCGCGCGCGAGAGCGCGGGCGCGAGCGGCACCGCCTACAACTTCGACGGCGAGATCCTGCCGAGCGTCAAGCCGCACGCGCTCGTCACCAGTCGCCCCATCAATGCGCAGCTACAGAGCGCGCTCAACAACGGCATCACGCCGCTGGCGACCGCGGGCGACGGCACGGTGTACGTCGTCCGCTCCATCACGACGCGCAGCCGCGACCAGCTCAGCAACGCGGACTACCGCGTGCTCGACACGACCAAGGTCGCCGTCCCGGACGAGGTCGCAGACCGCACCGAGCTGCTCTGCCTCGACCGCTTCGTCGGCTTCAACGCGTCGCAGGACCCGCCCGATGGCCAGGTCGCGCCGAGCGGCGTGCTGACGCCAGCGCTCTACCGCGACGCGCTCTACGAGGTCGCCATCGGCGCCGAGGAGGACGGCCTGCTCGAGGTCGGCTCGGTCGAGAAGAACAAGGGCCAGATCCTGACCGAGCTGTCCGAGACAGCGCCGGGCAGGTTCAACGGCGTGCTGCCGCTCGACGTCATCGAGGGCGCGCACCAGTTCGCAAACGACGTTCGACAGATCGGCTGAGCCTCTCAGCGCCAACAGGAGGTGACACGTGGACGCGTACGAGGGGCCAGCAGAAATCTACATCGAGGCGCGCTTGCTGGCCGAGGCCAACAAGGCGAGCTTCTCGATCAAGGGCAACAACAACCAGGTCTTCACGATGCGCAAGGGCCTCGCCGGCAAGAGTGACGGCGCGACCACGAGCGAGGCCACCATCGAGAGCGCCATCCCGCGCAAGGGTATGGAGTTCGACTTCAGGACGGCGGTGCTGCAGAAGCGCATCTTCACGATCGTCGTCAAGAGCGGCAACCAGCGCGTGCAGTTTCAGGGCTGGTTCGAGTCTGCAGACTGGGCCAACGCGGTCGACGCGGCCACGATGCAGAGCGCGCAGTTCATCGCGGGCGCGCCGAAGATTCTGGGCGCGTAATGGCGAAGTTCTCGGACGAGTCGGTGCGTGCGGCGCTGCGTGGCAGACAGGTCATGCAGCGCTACCCGTTTCCTGGGCAGCCCGGCATCGAGGTCGGGGTCAAGCTGCTCACGGACGCGGAGCTTGACAGCGTGCGGCTCGAGGCGGTCGAGCTGTGCAAGCGCGCCAAGGCCGAGCTCGTCGCCGACCCGGAGTTCCTCGACCGCATGATTCATCGCGAGACCATCTCGCGTGCATTCGTCGACGTCGACGCGCCGACGCAGCCCTTTTTCAGCTCGCAGAAGGAGGTCGCCGAGCTTGACAGCCTGACGGTGCGCACGCTGTTCGAGCTGTACAAGGCGCATCACGAGGCGATGGACCCCTACACGCATTGCCCGCCCGAGGAGGTCGGAGCGCTCGTCGAGTCGCTAAAAAAATCAGCGCAGCCACTGGCGGTCTTGAGCCTCTACGACTCGTCCACGCTGAGGCACTGCGTCACTTCTATGGCGTCGATGCTGCGCGGGACGTCACCGCCACCCAGTTGATCTACTTCCTGCAAGTGCTGGCCGAAGTGCGCGAGCGAAGGAGCGGACGGTGAGCATCGAAGCGACCGCGAAGATCACCATGGTGGGCGCGAGCGAGGCGCTCAAGTCCCTGCAGGGTGTGACGCGCGAGACGAGCGCCGCGGGCAAGGCTGCCAAGGCTGCGGCCGACACGCAGGTCGCAGCGGCCAAGAAGACGACCGAGGCGCAGAAGGATGTCGCGCGCGGCGCTGACAAGAGCGGACGCGAGATCGAGCGCACTGCAGAGCGCGAGGCCGAGCGCTGGCAGCGGCTCGCGCAGGAGAGCGCCAAGGTCCGCATGGCCGAGCAGGCCAAGGTCACGCGCGCCGCCGAGCGCGAGGCGGCCAAGCAGATACGCAACGCCGAGAGAACCGCCGCCGCCGAGGTCAAAGCCAAGCGCGAGACGCTGCGTCAGATCGGCGGGCTGATGGCCACGGCGGGCGCGAGCACAGCAGCCGGCATCGGCGTTGCCGTCTCGACGGCGCGCGGCGCGACGGGGCACAGGTCGCTGGAGGAGCGCATCGCAGCGGGCAATGACTTTCGCGAGCGGCTCTTCAGCGTCACGGGCGCAGCGGGCCAGACCGCCGAGCAGCGCGAAGCCACGCAGAGCAAGATCATCGAGGCGAGCAAGGCGACGGGCAAAGACCAGGGCGAGCTGCTCGGCGTCGTCGAGACGGGGCACGCGCAGTTCGGCGAGCTTCAGTTCTTTGCGGACAACATCAAAGAGATTGCGACCATCGCCAAGGTCGCCAACGCGGACACGGGCGAGTTCGCCAAGGCGATCGGCTCGGTCAAGCAGGCGTTCAACCTGACGGGCGAGGAGGCCATCCAGGCCGGCTACCTCATGAGCGCGTCTGCAGACAAGGGCTCGGTCGAGCTCAAGGACTTCGCGCGCGACTTCGCGGCGAGCGCAGGCATCTTCTCGATGAACACCGGGCAGAAGGGCATCGGGGGCGTGCGCCAGTTCTTGGGCGCCTCGCAAGGCATCGCGACCGGACAGTTCGGCTCGGCGGAGAGCGCAACGCGGCTCGAGCGCTTCATCACGGACGTCAACGACGTCAAGGTGCGCAAGGAGCTCAAGGGCATCGGCATCAACAACGTCGCCGACTCGAGCGGCAAGGTCGACGTCGGCAAGCTGCTCGACCAGCTCGGCAACAACAGCAAGTTCAAGAGCGCCGCGACGCGACAAAAAATCTTCACCGAGACGCGGTCGCTGCAGGCGGTCGAGTCGCTGCTCGCTGCGCGCGAGCGCGAGAAGACGGGCGGTGTCGGGTTCAAGACGATCGCGGGCGTGAGCGAGGAGGCGGGGCGCGCAGCGATTAGCGGCGGCTTTGCGTCGCTCTCCCAGGAGGGTTTCTTCAAGAACCAGGTCGCGGCCGCCGAGATGCAGGCCGACACGATGAGCCATCTCGACGAGATGAACACGCAGCTCGGCGCCGTCTCGGGCGCAGCGGACACGCTCGAGAAGTCCTTCGGCGCGCTGTCCATCTGGGCGAGCAGCATCGCGGCGATGGGCGTGACGTCGGTGCTGAGCGCCGCCATCCAGGGAAAGCTGTTCGGCGGCGCGGAGACGGGCGGGCTCCTGGGCAAGGCTGCAGGCGCAGTGGGCAGCGGCGTGAGCGCGCTCGGCGCGACGGGCGCGCTCGGGTCGGTCGCAGCGGCGGGCGGGCTCGCAGGCGGCGCGGTGATGGCAGGCGGGGCGCTGGTCGCAGGCGCTGCCGGCTACGCAGTCGGCGAGGGCATCAACATGGCCACAAGCGCCCTGCGCGACGACAAGCGCTCGCTCAGCGACATGCTCGCCGACTGGATGTCGAGCGTGACCGGGCAGAACGAGGCGCTCGACCGCATCGGCGGCAAGCGCGTCAACGCGCAGGGCGGCACGAGCGAGATCGTCGCCGTGCTCAAGACCATCGACGCAGGCATCCGCGCCAACGCCGCCAAGCCCACGGCCGGCGCGCCAAGGGAGCCCCGCTGATGGCTGACTACTTCGAGCAGACGATTCTCGAGGCGAGTCTCGCGTACGTCGAGTTCCCGGTCAGCGATCGCAAGGTCGCCACAGGCCGGCGCGTCAGCCGCACCGAGTACCCGTATCGCGACGGCCAGGGCGTCGAGGAGCTCGGGCGTAAGCCCTACGTCTTCAACCTGACGGTGCCGCTCTTTCGCGGCCTCGACGAGTCGTACTACCCCGACACGTACCAGCTCTTGCTCGCGGTCATCGAGGACCCTGAGCAGCGCGGCTCGGTCGAGTACGTCGACCCGGAGTTCGGCCCGGTGCAGGTGCAGATTCTCGACTACGACGTGATGACGTCGGGCGAGCGTCGCGACGGCGTGATGCTCTCGCTCGTGCTCGAGGAGCGCGGGCTTGACCAGTCGCTGCTCAGTAACCTCACCAAGCCCGAGCTCGCAGGCGCAGCGCGCGCGAGTCTGTTCGCCGCGCAGGTCGACCAAGAGGTCGCGTTCATCGACTTGCCGGACGAGGACAAGCCGCCCTTCCGGCTGTCTGACACCTGGGGCAAGTTTCAGGACGCGCTCAACACGGCGGCGATGACGGCCGACGAGGTCGCGGCGCTGCTCGACGAGGTGTACTTCGTGGTCTCGCGCTTTCTCAACTTCAGCGCCAAGGAGGAGCTCGAGCGCTGGAGTCTGTTCAACACGCTGATCGACTTCGCAGGCGCAGCGGAGGACGCCGCCAACCAGAACGACCTGGTGCAGACCATCGAGG